GATCTAGCATTCCTTGAAAGGCGCTTATACCAGAAATTGATCCAATATTAGGAGGGTTTGTTTGTTCTTTTGTTACTATAACAGGTAATTCAGTAATACTTCCAAAGTTTGCCGTTTCAATTCCTAGTGTATTGCTAACTGCAATTCCAGCATCAATACAAGGACTTGAAGCTGTTAAACTATAATCATTGTTTGCGCTATTGGCAAATAATGGATTTGTCGTTAATTCGTTATTTTCTACCAGAGTACCACCTCCTAAGCTATCACTTCCAGAATTAAAGGATAAATTATTATTCATCGTTAATGTCGCAGATTGTTGAAGGAATACACGAATAGCTGTATCTATAAATACATTGTTATTAATTGTCGTGTCTTTTTGAACTAATATCCCTCTTCCGTTACTATTTCCATCTATTATATTGTTATCTATAACACTAGATAGAGCCGTATCCTCTACTACAATCGCAAATCTATTTTCAGGAATATTAATAAATTCATTGCCATATAATACTAAATTACCCGATTCATTTGTAATTATTTGATCTGCAAAAGCATTTGCCGAATTTATCCTGCACCGTTTAAAATCTATTGTATTACCCGAAACTATTGTTATATTTCCAGAACCAGTACTTAAATCAATATTACAATTTGAAAATTGTAAAAGTGTTGCGTTGTTATAATTATCAATCACAGCAAAACAACTATTAAGCTTTATTTCTCCTTCTGATTGACTTATAGATTTTATTATCGAATTATTTGCTGTAAAAAAAGCATCTGATCCCCCACTATTTGATAATTTCACATCATCGTAAACCCCTGCATTAACTTCGATTTCTGCTCCATTTTCTGACAATAAAACTAAATCAGAGTTATTTGAATTAATAGTGCTTTTGCAACTTTTTGCAGTAGTTGCATTTGTAGAATACACATCAGCAAAACCATTGTCAGAAAAATCAACTAAACCATTAATTATAAATTTTGAATCTTGAATATGATTAATAGCAGACTGAAAATTTCTTTTGCTTTCAAATGTTCCATTAATAGTTACTAAAGCGTTAAGATGACCACTCATGCCTTCATCTCCATTATCGTTTGAAACAAAAGCACCTGTGTAAGTAATGTTTGAACCGCTCCAATGTTGCACGCCTTGATTTCCTGAATTATTCGCTCGACCTCCGTTTACGGTTGATATACTGTCTTGAAAATATATGTTTTGTGTAGTTGCGTTGTCAACTTTTGGATCGTTCAAAAGACAATCAAAACCGTTTATATTTAATCCTGTAGCTAATCCAGTTGCATCGATTTCACCAGAACCTGCTTCATCGTTAAAAATAATAGTTCCATTAAAACCTACTGAAAAAGCTTGTGTATGTGTTCCAGAAACTACCAAAATGTTTCTTTCACATTTAGCATTGTCTACGTTTGAAAAACCGCTAAAAGCATTTTCAAAGGAATCTCCTGAGCTGTTTCCATAAGTAGTCCCTAATGGTCTAACATATAATTTTATATTAGAATCTTTTAAAAGTAAAGTTAAACCAGAATTTGAGTCTGGATAAATACTACCGTAACCTATATTATTAGTGCCTCCTTGTCCCCAGCCTATGTCGTTGTTTATTCCTTTTCCCCAGTCTGCCATATATCTTATAATTGCATACCCCCAAAGTAAGAATCTCTACTAGGGTATCGGTCATCGTTAGTATTAGTATTGTACTCAGGGTAAGTGGTTTGATTGTAAGGCATAAAATCTATAAACTGCTTTGTGTAGTACTGTGCAAGGTCTCTGTATTTGTTTGTAAGATAGTCTAGGTCTTGTATGCTTGCCAGTTCTGCTGTTTCGCTTGTGTGTCTTAAGACTCCCTTGTTAGTAATTTCAAAAGCTCCGACCTTAATGTAGTCCACCATAGCCCAATACAATGTCATGTCCTTAACAAACTTGTCTAGTAGTATCTTTTCGGGGTCTGTGTCAGCTCCTGAGAAAGTACCGTTTTGACTTCCGTTGTTAGTTACATATAATTGTATTCGCTCGTATAGTTTTGTTCCTAGATAGTTTTGGATATGTATCTCTTGAGCTATCTTAACAAATTGCAGAAACTTGTCAGGATCAACCGAACCGCTAACTATGCTGTTAGCCTTTATATCGTTCTGTGTAACAAATAATGTTATTGCCATAGTTATTTAAAATTAGGATGATGACCACCTCTTGGCATGTCTTTCGGTGCTATCTTAGCCTTTTTATTTCCTGCTGGTCTTGGCAAATAACTCTTTGGAATTGAATTAACCTCATCACTAGATGATAAGGCTTTGTCTTCTACAAAATCCCCATTAGTTTTTTTCTTTAATCTGTAAAGGTTCTCATTCCAAAAATGTCCACATTCAGGACCTCCCTTGTATTTAAACAAATCGTAATCCTGACCCTTATGCCCAAACTTTTTATTAACACCTTCTCGGCTTGCTTTGTCTATATCTTCCAACCTGTAAACAACCCCCGAACCTGTGCGTCTCATCATTTGTCTACAAAAATCTCTACTGTTTGCACTTGAATACTTTTCGTTGTATTCGTATCTAACTTTATAGAATGATTTATCTAAAACACTTTCGCCACTTGGTTTTGATTTTATAAAATCCGACAATTTTGTTAATGTAGTTTTAAGCTCTTGTATCTTAATATTTGCCCAAACTTCTACGCTTGCATTTTCTTCATTGTATTCTCTACTTTCTACTAATTCCCATTCATTGGTAATTGTTTCGCCTTCTAAATCATCTAAGACAATTCCTAAATCTATGTCGCTAACTTCTTGCTTTGATAAGTCAACTCCTGTCTGCTTCTCTTCTTCTTCATCGCTTATTGGCTCGTCAACTTGCATGAATTCAAGCGGCTGTATAGTCTTAAAATACAAGTCTAAGGTAGTAGGACAAATTTCTTTTATGATGTCTACTAATTGATTTTGAAACACCCTTATAACTATGTTTTCAAATAGCAAAGTGGCGTTTTTAATTTCTTCTGCATTGTTGCCTAATCCGTTTGCGCCATCTCTAATACCTAATATCATAGGTGAAGTAACTGCATGACCTACAATTAATTTATTAAAGCATTCCTTAGATAAATATTCGTAATGGGCAGGAGCATCGTTAAGGGGTACGCTATCAATAGTTGCTTTGTGATCTTTATCCTCATTAAATACCACTACGAACTTTTTGCCCTTGCTTCCTGTTAGTTTCTTTGTCGCTTCTCCTGCAATTTCTCTCCTCTTGTCTTCGTCTTCTGGGATTGCATTATTAAAGTTTAGAAGTGTGGTAGGTGCAAATCCATTTTGCGCATCATTAATTAAATAGTCTGCAATTTCTTCTTCTAAAAGTGCATAAGGTAAACTTGCGATATATTCTGGCGGTTGGAAATATTCAAATCCACTTACATAACCTTGCCATATAAAAATCTCTGATTCTTTTTTATTACCTTCTCCAAATGCTGATATTGGTGTGGCTGTGTCTGACTTTTTATAGTTTTTCCAATCATTAAAATATAACCATCTTTTTATCTTTCCTTTGTCGTCTTTTTTTTCAGGTCGTAAAGTTTGCATTGGAAAATGCTCTGTTCCTACTACTTCGCCGTCTTTGTATAACACTTGTATAGCTGCCATTCCTAAAGCCTTACGATCATAGATAATCTTTCTTAGATCGCTAGGTCTAAAGTATCTCATTATCTTAATGTAGTCAGGCATACGACCCTCTGGATTTGTCGCTTCTAATCCTTTGCCGTAAATCAAGTTAGAAATACCTTTTATAATAGCTCCATTAGTAGAGCTGCCTGTAATTCGATCAATCAAGTAATTAAAATAGTCGTTATCTGTGCCATATTCCACATAATTGCCGTTTTTTACCTCCTTAATTACAGGACTTGTATAAGAAGATAGGCTAACTACGTGTGTATTTTTACTATCTATCATAGTGTAATATATTGATTGTCGGAATTAATCCGTTTTTCTGTATTATATGAGGTAGAATCTGTACAATATGCGGTGTTTCTGTACACTAAATCGGCTGTATTTTGTACAAAAACCTCTATAATATAGGTATTTTCGTTTGTAAAATTAAAACCGTCTACATCTGTTATCTTAAAGTAGTATTTTTCTACTGTTAAAGCCTTGGTTTTGCTGTAAGTTTGAGCCTTTGAGGTCTCATTTGTCACCTTAATATCGTATAAACCGCTAACATTTTGCGTAAATATGCTTAAAACTGTGGTGTTTTCTGTGACCTTCATATCTAATATACGTTTTAACCTTATTGTTTGTAACATTGTTAACAAAAAAAAGCCCATATATCAGTATGGGCTTTAAATCTATACTAGTTAGAGCTAGTACAGCTAGTAAAATGAAATACAAATATACACTTTTATTTGTATTAAACTATAATTTATTAAGTTCCTACTGTAATTGATGTTTGAGTATCATCTCCTATAATTGTAGGGTCTACAAAGTAAGACATTTCACGTTCTGTAGCTGTAATTGTAAGGTTATAACCAGATGTTTCCCCAGGAGCTGAACCTGTTACTTGATTAACAGATACAGTACATCCGTTTTCTATTCCAACTAATAAAAAATTACCGTTATAATCCTCTACAAATAAATGAGGTCTACCAAAACTAACAAGTTGAAGTTCAGTTCTTGAAACACCGCTAATCTGCTTTAGAATAGCTGTAAAAGTAGAAGTGAAGAAAGATGTTCCTGTCTCTTCTGAGTTCTCGTTAGCATCTTCTAAGCTGTGTCCTGAACTCCTTAGTTCGTATTTAAACAAATCAATAGGACTTGAAGGGTCAGGTACTAACAGTTTGTCAATAACGCCCGCAGCAGTCGTAAAAGTTTTAAATATTAGTGGATTATAATTAGCAAAATAAAATGCCTTAATTCCACCCACACTAGTCTTACAAGGTGTATCTAGTCTACCTTTTGTTGCATCGCATGCCATATGAATAAGTATTATAAAAGGGTGCTATTAACACCCCTTAGATTAGTTTGCGCTATTTGGTATTCCGTATGTTACGATGTCCTTTGCAAAAAGATATTGAACCGCTGCTGTAAATCTCATTATAAATCTACAATTTTTGCTGCCGTCAATTTGTGACATGTCCAATAATTGGACTTCTGAATGATCCGCAAGCAGTCCTGTACCGAACTTAAGGTTTGAAATTGTACTGGCAAACATTGTATTTGCAGCTAAACCGTATGTCATAAATAATTGAACTCCGTCAAATTCTAAAGCTCCTAAACTTTGGTTATTACCTTTTGCATCTACACCCGCAGCACCTCTACCTTGTACACCAAAACCTCCTAAAGCTCTTGTGTAAGCCTTGTAAACATTTGTTGCAACATAAATTCTCATGTCTTCTTTTCCGTATAATCTGTTTGGAATTGCATCAACTACTTTTCCAAGTTCGTCAACTACGTTTAGAGCTGTTACGGTTTCACCTGCAATCTCTTGTGCTGTTGGAAGGTCTGCATCGGCTGCAATAATAGTTGTAAGTCCATCGTATTGTCCGTCATTAGAAGATAAACCTCTCCAAATGCTAGTCTCGTTTGCTTCCGCTACCTTAACAACATATTCGCCTATAATGAAATCGGCAAAAGTCTTAGGAATAACATCAAAAGCAGAAAATCCCATTTCAATAGCATCCCATGTATTAATGAAATCAGTCTTACAAAATTGTTGATTAACTTGTAATTCCTTAGGTTCTAACACTCTCTCTAAAAGAGTAACGCTAGAACTTGCATTAAAATCACATGTGGCATCTTGTATAATGTCACCTAGATTGGCAGGACGAAAAGTCTTCTTAAATTTAATGTTTGGCTCGATTCCAATTCCGCCTTGTTCTAAGGTCGGAGATGAAAACAAAGCTGCTGCAACGTAAGGAAATGCACCTTCGCCTGCATAACTTGTGGTAATATTTGCTGTTGTACTCATTGTGTTGTGTTTGTTTTGTTAATTAATTACGCTGGGTCAGTTGCTGTTATTCCACCATTAGTTCCGCATGCTCCACTTAAAAGCCATCGGCTATTCTTAAAGTCACATACAAGTCTAATATGGTCGCCAATAGTTTCTGCACTAGCTACAAAATTGACTTGATCTTCCGCACTTGCGACAACTCCTGCAACAGATGCTCCCATGCTAGAGATAAAGCCTGTGATATTGTCACCTTCGGCACTTTTAACAACAAAGTTATCAGTTGCAAAAGCTGCACCGACTACAAAGTCTAAGTGTAATCCCTCTTTAAGTGCTGGCAATGTAATTAGCTTACCTGCTGCTGCATCTAAAATAAATTCAGTGCCGCTATCTCCTGCGGTTAATACTGTAGCGAGAGACAAAGTTTTTACTTTTTTAATTTGGAAAACCTCGTCGTTACTGTGAAATGTTCGTGTACTCATTATCCGTATAGTTTTTTAAACACAATGCTTTTTGTGCTTCCTACGCCTTTTTGTGCGTATAGATTAGTATTTCTTTTTGCTGTTCCTTCTGGTGTGTGTGTTACTTTTTTAGGTGGCTCTTGTTTGGCTAATTCTTGTTTGGCCAGCTCTGCTTTTTCTGCTTCTGCTTTTGCCAAATCTTCTTTAGTCATTTCTTCTTTTTTGCCTTCGACCATTTTGCGTAACTCGTCCATTTCGTTCTTAAGGTTTTGCATATCCTCTTTAGAAGCGAACTCCATTTTTTCCTTGTCTTCTTCTTTAAGGTCTTCTTCTGCTGCATCAGCCTTAATGACTTCTTTAATGACGCCCTCTTCTTCCACGACTACTACATCACCATTTTCTAATTCATGATTTGCTACAGGTGCGGGTAACCTCTCAGCGCCTTCTTCATCGCCTGTCAAGACAAAAATAGAATCGCCTTCGATCTCTACTATTGTGCCATCTTTAAGCTTAGCCTTTTCTAGCTTTACTTCTTTTTTGGAGTCTTCGCTTGTAAGTATCACACTTACTTTGCGAGCGATTTTTTCCAAAAGCGTTTCCTTTGTTTCACTCATTTTTATCCTCTGTTTGCTGTTTTAATTGTTGTACTTCCATCTATAACGACCGTTAAAGTATTTTGACCTATTAACGATCCTATCCCCTGTGCTTTTAGACTACCGTCGCAGCAATCAGATCTATAAGTATCATCTTCGCAAAGACAACCTCTCTTACTATGTTTTGGGCTTGTTCTGCTGGGTGTTTTATTATCTGTATTATCCATTATAAAAGCTCCATTATTTTTCTTAATATTTCTACCTCTTCATCTTCTTTGCTTAGTTCTTTTGATTCTTTGTTGTCGGTAAAGAATCCTTCTATACTAAACCCTTTTAACTTTCCTAGTTTTGCTTCGTTGTAAACCTCTTCATTATCTGCTTTCATTGACATACATAGAGTGCCGACTGGAATATCTAAGCCGTAAAATGCGGACTTGTCCATCTGCTTGTCTTCCGTTTGCCACGTTTCAAAGATTGTCATTTTGTCAACTGGCTTCATATGTTCTTGAGTCACTTGATCGCTTAACTTATTCTTAGCGAGCATTACGGCTATTTTGAAAATAGTCTCCCTTGTAAAATATATGTAATATTCTTTGCCCTCGTCATCTACTCTAAGTATAGGCTTGTTTGGAATTAATACAGCTCCTAATAAGATTCGTCTGTCTTTGCTTACCTCTGCTAGTTCTATTCTCTTTTCGTCTTTTAGTGTGATGAAGTTGCTTTCTATCGCTGGGTCCTCTACAACGCTAACAGCTCTTATACCTAGCTCTAGGTTTGTCTCATCAATAAACATCTCTCGTAGATCCATATTTAATATACTCTAGAACTACGCAAAATGTTACTTATTTTAACATATGGTTTTGTATCTTTGTATTATGTATAAAATAAAAATAGGAGATAAAATAAGAGATATAGAAGACGGGGATTGTTACTATGAAGGAATAGTAGTTTCTGTAAATCCTGTGAAGTATAGGATTACGAATATTTTATGGTCTAATGAAATAGACGATTCTATGAATGAAGAGGTGATAGAATTAAAATGGTGGCTTTTACAAGTGTTTAAAGGCAAACAATGGTTTGATATTATAACATAAAAAACCCCGTACATTTCTGTATGGGGTTTAACCTTGTCGGGTAATTAATTTGTTATGGTTGGTTTACTACTGCTGTGTATTCTATTTCGTCAGTATTTTTTAAGTCTTCTATCTTAAAAGTTATCATCTTTTTAAGCTCTTCTAAGTCCATTCCTTCTATCATGGTTTGTGCAAGATGCCTGTAAAAATACTCTTCGTTAACTCTAGGATGCTGAAAGTTTTTTAAAGGTACTCTTAATTTTACTTCTGTTTTCATAGTTTCTAGTTTTACCAAATATACAACAATTAACCTAAACTAGAATTATCCTGAGTATTTCTATCTAATTCCAACTGTGTTTTTATATCTTTAGTTACTACATAAGCTCTTGTCGGTCTGTTTCCTTGTGTGTTAATGGCATCTGTTATCTGATTGCTTCCCGAGTCTCCTACGATGTTAAAACTAGGTGCTATTGCTTGTGGTGCTTGTGCTGCTGCTGTTGCTCTACTTGCTCCACCACCTGTGCTTGGTGCGCTTGCTCCACCGCTTCCAGAACTTGCAATCTTTCCAATTTGTAAAGCTGAAAAACCAGCTGCTAGACCACCTTGAATAAATGGATAAGCAGGAAAAAAAGTTGTTATAGGGTTTGCTGCTGCTGTTTGAAATGCGTTAACAGTTCCTTGTATTCCTGAAATTGTCGCTTGTGCAATAGCTGCAATCTTTGCTATCTTAGTTCCTTCGCCTGCTGTTTCTCTTGCTAGTTGTAAGACGTTTAAAGCAATCCCAGTTTTTGCATTAAAGACTTGATTTTCTAAATCCTTTTTAGCTTCTGCTTCTTTTCTTGATGCTTCAATACTTTGTTTAGATATGTTTTGTCTAAACTCTTCTAGGCTTGTTTCGCTTTCTTTTAACCCTTCGTTTAGCTCAAATTTAGCCTGTGCAAATTCATTCTCCGCATCTATTCTTGATTGAGTTTCTGTTTTTGTATTGTTAATTTTTTCTTGTAATCTAATAAGCTCAAAATTTCTTTCGTCTTCTGCAATATCTCTTAAACTAATTAGACTTTGTTCTTTGTTAATTATCTCTTGTGCTGCTGCTCTTTGTTGCTCAAATGATAGGTTTGCTTGTGCTTCGGTTCGGCTGTTTTGTAATTCTAATAATTCACGTTCTAGGCTTGCTTCATTAACTTTTTGCTCAGACCTAAAACCTTCTATTGCTGCTAAAACTCCTTGCTTTTCTGCTAATGCTGCTGTTAATGCAACCTGATTTTCTATGTTATTATTTACATTTAATTCTAGTTGTGCTGCTCTAACTAATAGTTCGGCTTGTTCAATCTGTGCTTTTTGCTGTAATTCTAATACTTCGTTAAGTGCTTGGTTTGCCTTTATTCTATCAGATAGACCGACTCTATCATCATCCCTTATTTGTCTCTGAATCTCTGCTTGCTGGTCGTACTTTTCTATTAATAATTGTTGCTGTGCTGCTGCTAATTGTGCTGCATTCCTAGCGTTTACAAGTTCCTTAGCTTGCTCCTTTGCAGCATCTATACTTACTTTTCCTAGCTCTGTAGTTGTAATACTAACAGCCGTTTTAATGTCCTCTATAGCCTTTGAAAAGTTAGTAACAATATCCACGCTTGCCTTTGCTGCATCTGTTCCCACCCCTATAACATCTAGTCTAGTTTGCGCTATGCCCTTGTTTAGCTCGTTAATCGTGTCTTGATCTTTGTCACCAAAGAAGGATTTTTCCCAAGCAAGTTGTGCTTGTTGTACTGCTAACTTAACAGCAAGAAAATTTAATTTAAGGGGTGTTAATGCTATGGTTATAATTCCTTTAACAACTTTTCCCAATGCTTCAAAACCATTAGTCGCTTTTTGAATACCGTTAAATATATTAATTACAGCTGTTGTAAACTGTGAAAATACTATATTAATAGTTTCAAACACGTTGTTAAGTCCGTCAAGAACCTTTTGGTTTTGTGTGAAGGCTTGCGTTAATTTTGCAATACCTGTGACAATCAATCCAATTCCTAGAGCCTTAAGAGCAAGTCCTACCGCCTTAACTCCTATCCCTAGAAGTCTAGTCGCTCTACTTGTTTTCTTAGTTTGGTTCTCGACTTTCTCTAAGTCCTTAGTTCCGTCTTTGCCAAGCTTATCGACTTCTTTGTTAGTCTCCTTTACTTCGTCTTTTACTTTTTCAAACTCTTTTACAAGCTCTTTAGAATTTACCTTTCCTTCTAATTCTAGGATTTCTTTTCTAGCCATTTTCTTTTAATTTGATCGGTTGCTTCTTTTAAGTTTTCTGGTATTTTATTACAACCTTTTGCAATGTCGATAGTCTTGCTGACACCGTAAAACTTGTGCATTCTTAATAGTTCTGTTAGCATGTTAATACGTTTATTACTTCTCCATTATTATTTGTTTGTAGTACATCAGTTCCCGAAGCGTAAAATCCTGCACTTACTCTATTGATTCCGTTCTCATCAAAAAACATTATTGTAATGTCTGTAAATATTAGACTGTCTGCATAGTAGGTTTGCTCTGCATTTGTTGCGCATGCACTAGCCTTATATGCTCTTCTTACACTTGCAACCCTTGGAAATAATTGGCTTGTATTCTGTGCATTCTGTGTAAGCGTGTGAGTTCTTGTTATGTCACCCGCTACCACTTGTATAATAGATACCCTACCTTCTGCTGATAAGTTTTCATCGTATGCAATATTTATAGTTGCGTCACCTGTTCCGCTTGTAGGTGACTGACTTGACCAAGGTTGGTTGTCGCTTATATTCCAATTGCTATTGCTTGTAATTCCTAAGTTATAAGTACCTGCTGGGGTTGTTACTGTCTTAGTCGCGATGTCAATAGTTAACTCTACTACTTTTCCTGTTTGTGTTAACGTGTGCTCTCTTGTTATGCCTCCACCTGTTACGGTTACAACTCCACTTCTTGTTTCTGTAGAAGTATTTTCTGCATAGTTTATCGTTAGTAATGTTGAGTTAGTTCCGCTTGTAGGTGTTACGGAAATAAAAGCTGCATCATCGCTTACAGTAAATGTAACATTAGAAAATACACCTAAGCTATAGCTGCCACTTGCGTCATTTTGTGACTGATTTGGAATAGATATAGTTAACTGATTTGCAACTGGTGTATCTGGCCCTGCAATAGATAGAATGTTAAATACATTTCTTAACTCTATGCTTGACTCTCCTGTTCCTAAATCAATGTCTATACTGTTAATATTAAACTTTCTATTGTTAATTATAAACTCGTCATTAAGAGCGTAGTTTAAAATAAAGTCTGCGTTTAGTTTTGCGTTTACTTTTAATATTTTAGACCTAGAGCTAAACGATCTTCTTATAAAGGTCTTATAGAAGTTTTCAAATAAGCTTTGCTCATTAACCTGTAGAGTAAATTCATCTATTTCAGAACCAAAATTAATTGTTTGGCTTAAATCTTCTTTAACGTTTGAAGGTGCGATATTGCTTGTTAGGTTTGTGCCGTTCTCAAATTGTATAGCTGTGCTTGCCGTAAATGTATTTCTTTTTGTATAGAATAATATTGGCTGATTGCTAAGAGGTTCAAAATCTTCATTAACATAAAGGGCATACATTATACTGCTAGGGTCTCCGTTGTTTCTCCTTAATCTTTCAGGTAGTATCTTAAAGAACTTTGGTTTAATATCGTAATTACCTCCGCCTATAAGTTTTTCTGGGTCGTCTGAACTTACTTGATAGTTTAAGTTTCCATATACATCATCTAAAATCTTTTCCCTATTAATCATTAGAAAACTGTCAGCCTTTTCAAAGTCAAAATTAATTTCTTTGTAAGGCTCAAATCTCTTTACTTGACTTTTACTTATATCTATTTGGTTAGTTATGTCTATCGTCTTTCCTGCTGCATAGAACGCATCTAAGGTTTGCACGCTTATAGTACCATCGTTTTTTATAAAGGCAGTTAAATTAAAAGTCTTAAAGATAGATGTAAGAAAATCAAGCACTAACATAGAAGGAACTTGCAATGTAACATTAACATCTGATGTCGCTGCTATTTCTCCATCTGATGATTCGTAGTTTCCAGTTTGATTAAATGGTTGTGCATCTTGATTTGCTTCTTTATTAACAACTAAATCAACGTCTATGTTTGTAATGTCCGCACTCTCTGTTGATATAATTATCACTGGTCTGTAAGTGTCTGATCTCTCGTTTAAAGATTCAAACTTTGCGGATACGGATATAGTTTGATCTTCCACGTTTTGTGAAAATCTGCCAAAGGTTTGATTTGTGTTAGCGTCTAATATTCTCGCACTAATTTGTCCGCTTCCAGTTACTGTGATTTTATATTCAAAATTGAAAGTAATAAAATCAAGAGAACCTTGACCGTTTAGTAATCTTTCTGTTTGTATAGTTTCGCTAGATAGATTAAGCACCTCGTTACCATCTACAAAATCAAAAGAAGTTATAAAAAATATAACATCGAATCTTGTATCGTCTGCAAGAACACCTTTTGATCTATTGAGCCAAAGATAAAGTTCTGTAAATATTGCATTGGTTTTAAGAAAATCGCTATCAAAAGTTATATTATATTTTTCTTCTATTGCTTCTATTATTCTTATCGCTCTTAATGCTGGCTTAAGGTCACTAGTTTGTATTTTACTATTTGTTATAGTTCCTGTTTCGTTGTCTACCGTTCTAAGTCCAGATGCACCAAAAGCATATCTATTTACAGATGATACAAAAGGATAGCACATGTCTTTATTATTTGGAAAGCTAAAGTCTGGAAGGTTGCTTGATACATCAAAATAACTCTGTAAGCCTGCTCTTATAGTCGCTGCATTGTAAGGGTGACTATATTGGTTAAGCTGCAAGAGGTCGCTTAATTTATCGCCCTTAAATATGTCTTTAAGCTCTCCTAACAATCCAGTAAAGAATATTTTATAACTTGCTGCTTTATTCTTTTCCATGTTAACAGATCGTATCTGTACATATCCTTTTTTGTATAGAAAACCGTTCTGAAGAAGTGATGCCTTTACTTTTTCTCTAGGGTCAAATCCGTCTATAATGTCAAAACTATAAAAGTGCTTAAATATATTATTGTTAATAACACTAGCAGGAACGGTAAAGTCACTAGAGACGGCTGTGAATATCTTTCCAGCGTCTCTAGCATCTTGTATTGAGTCCGTTAATTGTATTGACTCATCTTCAAAGAAGTCAACTCTTTCACCGCCTATAAATAATTTTATGTTTAGCATTAGCGAATGTCGTTTATATCTGGATTTGCATACTCAAAGTCAAAGGCATAATCTATTAATTTGTCGTTTACGCTAGTCTTAAATACAAAGTTAGTATTCTTAAGTATTGCTGGCTCATCATCTATCCAGTAAGCAGTAGAGTAAACTAATTGCTTAAAGACCTCATTGAAATCCTCAGGATAAAACCCTGTGTTAAGTTTTACTTCTGCATTTGCTGTCTTGCTTATGATTTGCTTTTGTCCTGTGTGCGGTAGATAAGTGCCGTTCCTTAAGATATTTGCCTTAAAGTCTTGTTGTGAGGTGCTAAATGTATTTACTCTCTTCTTAAAGAATACTAGGTCTTGTATTACTCCGAACTTGTTTATAAAACTTATTTTAGCAGGTGTGTGTTTTGTTTCACAAATAAACGGTTTAGTAAATAATTTAGTTTCACTTATTAAAAAAAACGAATTAATAACAGCTGTTGTAATAGTAAAAGACGTTTTTAAAGGATTTGCTATAAAATCTGATCTTAAATTTATAGGAATATTTAATTGTGTTAGCACGCTATATGCTACACTCTCTTTTCTATCTAAGCTAAATCTACTCAATTTATTAGTGACACTACCAAAACCAGCAAAATCAAAAACAGTTGTATTACTTTGCAGCAAAACTTCGGAAGGCTCAAAGTTAATAAGCTTGCCTTTCATTATTGTAGGGCTGAACAATCTTATTGCTGCGGCCCCTGCTGGTATTTGTTCCGCTATCCTAAACTGGTCACCTAATGCCATTGTAAATGTAACGCTTATCTTATACCATAATCCAACTTTGAATATATCATAAGCAATGACGTCACCCGTTACGGCTGTCACGTCTCCTGTTGCAAGGTCTACGGCTATCTCGTTATTTTCATCTTTGCCTATCTCAATAGTTATAGCACCAATGACAAAACATGACATAGTATAAACTCCTGTAAGTTGCAATACATCTCTTAAGACAAAAGCGTCTACGTCGTTTGTATCTGATATGGAATAAGCGTCAGTACCACCAAAGGGGTCGTCTCCGTCTGCTGCAATAGTTGTATTGAATTTGTTACTCCATGTTGTTGGATTTGTACTTATTTCACTGTATAATGATTGTACTTCGTTTCTCTCTACATAGCCGTCTCTAACCTTAATTAGATTGTATTGCTTGCTTATTACTGCATCGCTATCATCTTTTAGAACAGCTCTAACAAGAACATAAGTTGCGGTATCTCTTGTAGTATAAAAGTCTGGTTTGTATGTGTAATTGTTTTTGCTTCGTATTAGTTCGGCTATCTCAAAATCTAGTCTTAATCCTATTGGCTCGCCTAATAGAAAGTAGTCTGGTGTAGTTGTAGTATCTATTGCGGTAACATCAGCATTTATAAATATAGATAATTCCAAAGATGTAAAGTCTGTATTTGTGCTTACGTAGGATAGGTTTAACGGACTTCTAAGTTGTATTGCTTTCATTTCTTTGTTGTAAATTTTAGAAGGTCTTGCATGTCTAATGCATAGCTATCTATTATATCTTTAGGTAAATTCTTAAATTGGCTTTCAAATGCCTTGGTAAAGAATCCGCTTGGTTTTAATCCTTGTGCGTAAATGCTTCTACTAATCAAGAATGCAAGTGTCTTAGTTCCGCCCTTTTTAAATCGTCCTTGCTCGTCTCTAAATCTCAAACCTCTTGCCTTAATCCAGTCTTGTATAGGTTTTATCGGAGGTCTTTTGTTCTTGTAACTAAATCGTGAATTAGGTGCTTTCTGCCTTCCGTTCTTAACTAAGCTAGGGTCTGCTCCTTTAACGCCTTCGTCTTGGAATGCTCCGTATTCGCCTGTATAAAACTTTAGGCTAAAACTATTAGGAGATACAGTTAAGTCGTAGTCTACTGCATTGTATAAGTTTCTTGTTACGTTTTTATCTCCCTTTGTTAATCGTGTGCGTGACTGCTTAACAACACCTTTGCTGAACTTTGTTAATGCTTGCTGAGTGTTGTTTAGCATAGTGTCATTTCGTTCTTAACTGTGATTTCAAGAGTTACTTCTACACCTGCTAAACCCTTATCAAAACGATCGCTAAAAAAGTCAAAAGGTGTATTATCCTCAGATTGTATTAATTCTACAAATAAAAGACCTCTATTTAGTTTTGTGTATAGATTATTAACTACTGCTAGAGATTGATTTTTTATAAAATCTTCATTTGTTTGATCGGTTTTATTGTTAACGTCAAGAATGTCAGCAACAAATAACTGAACAGTGTATATTATTATGTTAGGAGCTAATGAACCACCACCACAATAAAAGGCTGCTAATGGATATGCGCTTCTTTTCCTTAAGTCAACATCTGGAAAATCGTCATTCTCTACTCTAGCAATTAAGTCACTAGATTCTAACTCTATTCTTATTGTGTTAATTAGTTCTAGATACTCCATTCTTTGGTCTGTTTTCTTCGTTATACTTATCGACTTCGTATTCTAAGTACATTAGGCATTCGTGTATATTCCTGCTTGATGCTTGGTCAAACTTTTCAAGCTTTCCGTTAGCGAGTTTATATAGACTCGCATAGTTACCCCATTTTCTGCTGAAAGATGTTTGCTCTCCTCCTCCAAAAAGACTGGGATAAAATTCAATAAGTCTTTCGTTAAATGATAAAAAAAAACCTTTGCACTTAAGAAGGCATCTAAAGGAGCATGCTTCATAATTGATACATATTTTGCGCTGCCTTCATAGGGTTCGACTAAATACTTTCCGCTTTGTCTAAGTGTAATAGGTCTATACATTACAGCCATTGCATTCGCCATCGCTAGAGGGTCGTTAACGTAATCAGTAAGGTCAAGGTTTTCTCCATAGCTCATTTCGTCTAAGCTTGGGATGAATCCGAAGTCTTGACCTCCTAACTTAAAACTTGTAATTAGTTCTTTTGGTTCTATTAATAACAAAGTGTTAATCGCTTCAACTAATCTTGCAACGTCACTTGCCCTCATGTCAAATACTCCTTTTGTATCTATTCCATAAAAACACTTAAGCACATCGTAGTCGTTCGGTTGTTCTATCTTTGCGAACTCTTGATAGTGTGCTAACTTGATCTCGCTTAGCTTTTCTGGTATAGTTATTTCTAGCTTCATATATAATATACGTTTGTTTTGTTTGTTTGTTACTTGCTTAAGTCTTATTTTTAGTTTGTAGCGTTTATAGTAGTTCGGTTAACATCGTCCACACGTGGGGGAGTTTAATTTGTATGTAATTACTTGATCTAATTGATACATTATATTTTATTTTAAAATACCCCAGCTTTTAACTGGGGGTTTATTGCGTTCTATTGAAAAAGGAAGTTAGTGCGCCTATACCTTTTTATTTATTTTCTACTAATATACGTAATATTAAAATTCATAATGAATTAATCCATCTATAGTAACTTCCCAAATATGTGAAGGGTTGTCTTTTATTTCTTGTATTAATTCCTTTCTTTGATTTCCTTTGTACTTTTCTTTAACACCAAGATGTTCCTGAATTTGATTTTCAAAACCTTTAATCATTTCGTTACATCTTTCTGTTGATACTTCTTTTGTGATTGTTTTTTTAGTGCATCCCATAGTTTTATTTTCTACTAATATACGTAATACTTTCCTTTGTTCGGGTTTCCTAGCTGATATTCAATGTTATATCTTGAACCGTCTATTGCGTGGTTCCAATCATCTACATACAATTTGCTAGTCTTGTCAGAGTAAACATGATTGTTGAGTTCTTTTCCTAGCTCTATGCTTTCGGGGTCTACTATTATCTTATAGTCTAGCATCAATGTAATACCAAATTCAATTAATCCCTTCTTATGCTGTTTTATATTGCAACCTCTATGCTTAAGGTCTTCGACTAGTCTAGGGTCTACCTCTGATATGATCAACTTCTTACCTACCTTAGCAAGTATAAGTTTTGCTAGGTCGTCAACCTTCAGACCATTTCTATAAATGTGTAGTTTAAGATAGATTAATTTTTTTGCTTTATCTATTGCAACCTCAGTTAGTGTATCAGGGTCAACGCTAAAACCAAAGTCCATCCCGCAAGACGTTTGCAAGCTATCTGGGTTAAACTTACCATACTCCCAGTTCTCAAATACAACTCCCTCAGCCTTATCTAACCATCCTCCAAGTATCTTATGGTTAAACTTCTTTAGATTGTTTTTTTTAAGTCGTTCTATGTCGTTAATAAAACTTTTAGATAGGTTTTCTTTGTTGTCGATGTAGTCAGTATGTATGTAGTTTACATCTTCTATGGTCTGGTTGTTTCCTTCTTTAACGCCCCTACTTTCAAAGAACTTTTTATAAATAAAGTGTTCTTTTGTTGAGGGGTTCATAATCATAATAACTCTATTCTGAACGCCTTTTTGTCTTACTGATAGATTGATAGTATCAAACTTATCCTCGTCAAGTAGTTCTTCAGCTTCGTCAAGTACCCATGTAGAAAGTCCTTGTATAGATTTAAGGTTTGCGGTCTGATCTCCTGAGGATGTTTTAATACCTCTAAATAGTATTTTTGATCCGCTTACCTTATTGATGATAGAATCCTTTGTTATGGTAAAGTCTTTCATCTTTCCCATAAGTTCTATCTTCTCAATAAACTCTGGTATAATTGAGATGTGTGCAGCTCTTAAGGTATATCTAGTGTAAAGTATTACATGGCCTTTTTCATAGGATAAAAGGCTTACAAGATAGGTAATAGCAAATGACTTGCCACTACCTCTACCTCCTGTTATTATAGAAAACTTTGCATCGCTTCCTATTCTTTTATACTTGTCATTTAGTTTTATCAAAACCTAGTAATTCGTTAAATGCCAAACTTTCTCCTTTACTTGTTAGGTCAATAGATTCTTTTGGCTTTCCATATCTGTATTCAAAGTAGAGCTTAAGAGCATTAAAGTTTCCTTCTGTGATAAGCTCGTTTAGTTTCTTAACTACAGTATCTTTGTCTATGATTTCATCTAACTTTTCAATTAGTTTTATCTCGTCTGCCTTTGGCTTTCTTCCAGAGCCTTCTCTAAATCCTCCCCTTTTCTCTTCGCTCATTTTGATATACTTTGTTTAATCAAACTTTAATTGTTTTTAGGTGGTTCTGGTAAGTGTCTCCAATATTTTACTTCTTCATTTTTTAATGTTTGCGCATCGCTTCTCCAAAATTCCCTATGAGTAAATCCTATTAATATTAATCCTAGTGAATAATAAATTAAAACATTTTCACTAAATCTATGTTCGTTTTCTTCTGGCATTCTATCGCTTACACTTATCCAGTCGCTTTCTTTTTGATCTTCTTTTTTAATCGTCATAGTATATTCTTTAGCTTCTGCAATCTGTTTATCAATAATATCTTTTGCAATTATACTAGCTCTCTTTTTTATTTCCTTATTGCTTTCATGGTTTGTTCGGGTAGAGTAAAAGTCTTCTTCTTTAATATTGTAATCATCAATGTCAAACTTAAATTTAAGTCTTCCCATTGTGTAAGCGTGTCTCATTTCAAATGCAGTATACACTCTTTTATTATCTTTATTTTTATTTTCTTTTACTAAGGCTATTGCATGTTCTAGAATTTCTAATGCTGGTATTATCATAGTTTTTGTTTTAATTGTTAATATTGTTTTAGTCTTTATCTACTTTGTAAGTTATTTCCTTCTTATAGTCACAGTCTTCACAGTCATAACTAATAGTTAAGTCTTTATACTCATCGTGCTTCCATCCGTTACGACTTCCGCAATTAGTACAAGTAATTGGATACATTGCGCTTCCCATAATTAATATTGTTCTACTATCTTTTTTAACTTTATAAGTATTTTCCTTATTACGCTTCCGCAACTTGTACACTCCCCTAAGCTTTTCTGCTCATCAAATATACGATTATGTATTTTAAGTATTTGCTTTTGCATTGGTAAAGTCGCTACTGCTGGATTACTTTTAAACCATTGAATAAGG